TGATGGTACACAAACACATAAATGGGTTCTTGAGGGATTGTTTGGACCTTCCTATAAGATCATTAAAACTGACGAGTTAATGAAGAAAGGGCATCTTGCTAAACTGGATATCAATGTACTTCTATTGAAACACCCACCGAATAAATTTGAAACATTTGAGGATGAAGTACAATATATTATTGGACACAACCGTAGAAATAACTTTATTAAAAATCTTGCTCTTGATTTAAAGGGAAACACATTAATTCTATTCGCAAGAGTAGAAGGTCACGGTGAGCCATTATATGAATTAATAAATAGTAATACGAATAATGATCGGCATGTATTCTTTGTCCACGGTGGAGTAGATACTGAAAGTCGTGAAAGTGTTAGAGAAATAACGGAGAAAGAAAAAGATGCTATAATAATTGCATCCTATGGAACCTTTTCTACAGGAATTAATATTAAAAATTTACACAACGTAATATTCGCATCACCTTCCAAATCCAGAATCCGCAATCTTCAATCCATCGGTAGAGTCCTTAGAAAAGGAAACAAAAAAACAAAAGCAACCTTATATGATATTGCCGATGATATCAGTTATAAGTCAAGAAAAAATTATACATTGAATCATTTAATTGAAAGAATCAAAGTTTACAACGAAGAAAATTTCGATTATGACATTGTAAGTATACCACTAAAGAACTAATGGGCGAAGAATTCTACGCAAATATAAAACTAATATCTGGGGAAGAGATTCTTGCATCCGTTTGTATTGATGAATCTAATGATGAACCTATAATTATTGCACAATGTCCTGTTGTAATGAAAATGATGAATGCTGGACAGGGATCTTATGTTAAGGTAAAACCTTGGATGGAATTATCTAATGACGAAATGTTTCTTATTAAACCTGATAAAATTATAACAATGAGTGAAATTAAAGATCCAAAAGTTATTGCTATCTACGAAAGATATTGTACGGAAGAAGAAGATGACGTACTAAATCTTAACAGATTACATGGTGAAGTTAATGTATCTGAAGATATGGGATATGTCTCTAGTGTAGAAGAAGCTAGAGGTGTATTTGAAAAATTATTCAACAGCCCTTTAAAGGAAGATAAAGAAAGCTAATCGTTCCCCTTCAACCCTGACAAAGTTATTCTACTGATATTAAAGGAACTTGTCAAGTAGGAAAAATATGTTATAATACCTATATGTTAAGACGGGAACAATGATGCTATGCCTAAAAAGAAATCAGAACACTACGTAAATAACAAAGAACTGCTAGAAGCACTCATTGTTTATAGAGGAAAGGTTGCGGTAGCAAAGGAGAAAGACCTACCAAAACCACGTATTACAAATTACCTTGGAGAGTGTTTTTTAAAGATTGCTACTCATCTATCATACAAACCTAATTTTGTAAATTATATGTTTAGGGATGATATGATATCCGATGGTATTGAAAATTGTGTACAGTACATACATAACTTCGATCCAGAGAAGTCAAGAAACCCATTTGCATACTTTACTCAGATTATTCATTATGCCTTTCTGAGAAGGATACAGAAGGAGAAGAAGCAGTTGGATATTAAAACAAAGATCATTGAAAGAACTGGATTTGAAGAAGTGATGGTAGTTGATGACGGAGCACTTGCTGGTAGCAGTTCTGAATACAATACTATTAAAGATAATATTGTTTATAAGTCCAATAGATGAAGGTAGCAATAATAACAGATACCCATTATGGAGCAAGAAAGGGGTCTAAACATTTACACGATTATTTTGAACTATTCTATAAGAATGTTTTCTTTCCGTCTTTAGAGGAGCATAATATAGATACTGTTCTCCATATGGGGGATATATTTGATAGTCGTAAAGCAATAGATCTACAAAGTCTTGAGTGGTCTAAGAGAGTTGTATTTGAACCTCTTAAAAAATATAAGGTTTATGCAATAATCGGCAATCACGACTGTTATTATAAGAATACTAATTTTGTAAACTCTCCAGAGTTATTATTACAAAACTATCCAAATATAAAATTATACTCTAAAGCAAGTGAATTTAAGTTGGGTAAGGAGAAGTTTCTTTTCTTACCTTGGATCAATAGTGAAAATTATGATGAGACAGTATCATTAATTAAAAAGACTAAAGCAAGAGCTGCTTTTGGTCATCTTGAGGTTAATGGATTTAAGGCAACTCGTGGACATATGATGGAAACGGGTATTGATGCTAAAATATTTGATAAATTTGAAAAGGTATTCTCAGGACATTTCCATACAAGATCTAATGATGGAAGAATATACTATTTGGGTAATCCATATGAGATGTTCTGGAATGATGTGAATGATCCTAGAGGATTTCATATTTTTGATACAGAGACATTAGAGACCACTTCAATTGATAATCCATATAAATTATTCTATAACATCTATTATGACGATACCAATTATAAGTTATTCAATGCTACTGAGTATGAGAATAAAATTGTAAAGGTAATTGTTCGTAGAAAAACCAGTATAAAGGATTTTGATAAGTTTATAGACAAACTTTATTCTGTTGGTGTTCAAGATCTTAAAATTATTGAAAACTTTGATATTCAAGAAAGTGAAGAGTTTGATATAGATGAGGATGAAAATACCTTATCAATATTAAATCGTTATATTGAGGAATCTGAATTTGAATTTGACAAGAATATTATAAAGAATATTTTCCAAGATCTCTATAGGCAAGCTTGCGAGGTAGAATAAAATGTGGCTCCTCACATTAAAAGATAGAAAAGATGACGGAGCATATGCTGTACAAGATAAGTATGGTGATAAAGTCCTTTTTCTTTTTGAGCAACAGGATGATGCAACAAGATATGCATTAATGTTAGAGGTTGATGAGGTGTATCAAAAACCTATGGAAGTTATTGAGGTTGATACAGAGCTTGCAATTAATACGTGTAAGAGGTATAATTATAAGTATTCAATTATAACTCCTGACGACTTTGTGATTCCCCCTAAGAATGATAACATTTCAGAAGATTAAATGGAAGAATTTTCTTTCTACTGGCAATACGTGGAATGAGATAGATTTTCAACAATATAATACAAATTTAATAGTAGGCACAAACGGTGCAGGTAAATCCACTATGTTGGATGCACTTACTTTTGTCTTGTTTAATAAAGCTTTTAGAAAGATAAACAAGAGTCAACTTATTAATACTGCAAATGAAAGAGAATGTTTAGTAGAAATTGAGTTTGAGATTAATGGTCGTGATTATCTTGTAAGAAGAGGAATAAAACCAAATATTTTTGATATAGAGGTTAATGGAAATCCTTTACATAAGGAAGCAGATGATCGTGCTAATCAGAAAATTTTAGAGGAGAGTATATTAAAGGTTAATTATAAATCATTTACTCAAATTGTAATCTTGGGTAGCAGCACCTTTGTACCCTTTATGCAATTAACAAGTGTTAATCGTAGGGATGTTATTGAAGATCTTTTAGATATTCGTATTTTCTCTGCAATGAATACTTTGATTAAGGAGAATATTAGAGATCAGAAAGAGAAGATAAAGACTTTAAAACTTCGTGAGGATAATATTAAAGATAAAGCATCTATGCAAGTAAACTTCCTGAAAGAATTGAAGGAGCAAGGTGAGACTAATATAGAAGCAACTAATGGTAAAATAAAAACATTACAGATAGAAGTTGATACCCATATAGAGCATAATGAACTTAAAGAATCTACTATATCTGATCTAATTAAAGAGCAGGAAGGACTCACTGGTGCTGGTGAAAAGTTAGTGAAACTTAATAATATGAAAGGAAAAATATCTCAGAAAGTAGCGACCATTACTAAAGAGCATAAGTTTTTCACAGATAATAAGGTATGCCCTACCTGCACTCAGGATATAGAGGAATCGTTTCGTGTAAATAGAATTGCTGACGTTCAAACTAAAGCAGAGGATCTCAAGAAAGGTTATAAAGATCTGGAAGAGACCATTAAATTAGAACAAGATCGAGAACGTCAGTTTAACCAATTATCAAAGGAGATTTCTAAACTCAATAATGGCGTTTCTCAAAACAATACTCGCATCTCTGGATGTCAGCGACAGATCAGGGATTTGGAATCGGAAATTCAGAGATTTACCGACCAACTTGCAAACAGAAATACTGAATATGAGAAGTTAGAAGAACTCAAAGAAAATCTCCAAAAGACATTAAAAGAATTATCATCAAAAAGAGAGGAAATCGTTCATTACGATTTTGCTTATTCTCTATTGAGAGATGATGGAGTAAAGACAAAAATAATTAAGAAGTATCTTCCATTCATTAATCAACAGGTAAATCGTTATCTCCAGTTGATGGATTTTTATATCAATTTTACTTTGGATGAAGAGTTTAATGAAACGGTGAAGTCACCCATTCACGAAGACTTCTCTTATTCTTCATTCAGTGAAGGTGAGAAAATGAGAATTGATTTAGCATTACTCTTCACTTGGAGAGAAGTTGCTAGAGTTAAAAACTCAGTCAATACTAATCTATTAATAATGGATGAGGTGTTTGATAGTTCTCTTGATGGTTTTGGTACAGAAGAATTCTTAAAGATTATTCGCTATATAATAAAGGGTGCTAACATTTTTGTTATATCCCATAAGGCAGACCTAAATGACAAATTTGAAAGTGTCACAAGGTTTGATAAAGTTAAAGGTTTTTCACGTATAGTATGAGAGAATACACTGAAAAGGAATATTGGGATGGTTTAGTTCCAGATAACCTTTTTGATGAGTATCTTAAAAGATACGGTTATGAGTACACACCACTCAGAAAAAACAATGCAAGTACCAAATTGGAAGCATCACAGCAAGAAGGAGAAGAAGCGAACTCTTAAACCGCAAGCTCTCCGTGCTGCGAAGGACAGACGCAGACAGTTGATAAACCGTCTACTGAACCCCACCAAGCGTGGGGTTTCGTCGTATAATAGGTTCATAATCAAAAAAACCTATGTTAGTTAAGCACGAAATCAAATCACAACTCGCCAAGTTACTTGCTACTGAGGATTTGATTGTAGAGCATAGAAGGACAGATACTGCTCAGTTTAATGTTCATACTCGTGTTTTAACCTTACCTAACTGGGAAAGAGCAAGCAATAACATATATGATTCTTTAGTTGCTCACGAAGTTGGTCACGCTCTGTATACACCTGATCAGTGGGATTGGATGGAGAGAGTTCCTCAAACATTTGTAAACATAGTTGAGGATGCAAGAATTGAAAAGTTGATGAAGAGAAAATATGCTGGACTTGCCAAAACATTCTATAACGGTTATAATGAACTTAACGATAAAGATTTCTTTGAGATAGATGGTCAAGATATTAGTGATCTTAATCTTGCTGATAGGACTAATCTATATTTCAAGATTGGTTCGTTCATTAACATATCTTTTTCAATTCCTGAAAAGGAGATTCTCAATTTAATTGCAAATGCCGAGACCTTTACTGACACCCTCACAGCAGCAGAAGCGTTATATAATTTCTGCAAGCAGGAACTTGAAAAGAAACAGGAGGAGCAAGAGGATAACTCTGAATGTGAACAGGATACTCCTATTAGCGTTAAAAGTTCTGGCGATCTCTCTACTGACGATGGTAACGATTGTGACCTTACCGTTCCTGACGCTAGTAGCAATGATACTATGGAAGACGGGAGTGGTAGCACTGATAATGTTCCTGTCAATAATGGTTCTGATACTGTAAAACCAGTAGAACCTGAAGCACAGACTGTCGAATCATTAGAAGAAAGATTACAAGAACTTAATTCATTACAAGGTGCAGAAAATACTTATTTTGAATTACCAAAACTTAATGTAGAACATTATATTATTCCTAACAGTCAACTTCATGAAGAAATGAGGGCGTGTTTTGCAGAACAAGAAGAAGATTGGGTAAAAAAGGATCGTGTAACTATTTTTGGTAATGGGTTATTTGATCATCCAGACGATGAGTTTGTAAAGTTTAAAAAGAACGCACAGAAAGAAGTTAATTACTTAGTTAAAGAATTTGAATGTAAAAAGGCAGCAGATAGTTATGCTAGAACTACTACACATCGTACTGGAGTTTTAGATACCAGAAAACTTCATACTTATAAGTTCAATGAAGATCTTTTCAAAAAGGTTGGTATTGTTCCTGATGGAAAAAATCATGGATTAATATTCATACTTGACTGGTCTGGTTCTATGCAACTTGTACTGAAAGATACATTGAAGCAACTTTTCAATCTAATGTGGTTTTGTAAGAAGGTTAATATTCCATTTGAGGTTTATGCATTTACTAATTGCTATCCTATTGATCAAGAAATTAAACGTTATGAAGCAAAACCAGGTGTAGTCTTTATTGAAGATCATTTTTCATTAATGAATTTGTTTACTAGTAAAGTAAAAACTAAAGTATTAGAAGAACAGATGAAAAATGTTTTTCGTCTTGCTAATGCATTTTGTAGGGATACTTATACTGTGTATCAGATTCCAATAGGAATGAATCTTTCTGGTACTCCATTGAATGAAGCATTAATTACATTACATTCAATTCTTCCACGATTTAAGAGAGAAAATAACTTACAGAAAGTTCAGTGTGTAGTATTGACTGATGGTGAAGCAGCACCAATATCTTATTTTAGAGAAGTTCAACGTCAATGGGATGATGAACCATTCTTAGGAAGTGCTCATGTTAATGATAGATGTATTTTAAGAAATAGAAAAACAGGTCATACTTATTCTTGTCAAGGATTGGGTTATTGGGCTGAAGTAACAGGTCTATTACTTAAAGATTTACGTCAGACTTTTCCTGATATTAATTTTATTGGTATTAGAGTTCTTGCTTCCAGAGATGCTGGTCAATTTGTTCGTACTTATACTGGATATGAAGGTAATGAATATGAAACTATAATGAAGAGATGGAAGAAGGAAAAATCTTTTGCTATTAAAACTTCTGGATACCATACTTACTTTGGTCTTTCATCAACTGCACTTGCAAATGATGATGAGTTTGAGGTTAAGGAAGATGCATCAAAGGCAGAAATTAAAAGAGCATTTGTTAAATCTTTAAAGACTAAAAAGATGAATAAAAAGATTCTTGGAGAGTTTATAGAACTGGTAGCATAAATATTTTACAGTCAAACAGAGGATCTGAAAATGTCAGACAGTTCTAAGAGTTCCACACCTGTCCTATTGAAACCAAAGCCTATAAGAAAACCAACCAATTCATAAACTGTCTACTGGGGTCACTACGACCCCTTTTTTATTGTTATAATATATTCATATATAAAACACCTAACATTATGACTTTTGAACTTAAGATGACAGAACAACAAGCAGTTGATGGATTAAGAAGTACATACGGATCAGAATTTACTGCTGCTGATGTTAAAGCATTTTGTGCTATGAATAACATAGGTTATTCTACAGTAACTAAAAAGATTCAGAAGTATAAAGTATCCAAAGGAAAGTGGAACCTTGAAGTTACTACTAAGGTAGTAGAAGATATTGAACGTTCTTTTAATGCACCTGCAGTTGAACCTGAAGTAGTAGAAAATCTAGTTCCCGATGCAGACAATACCTTTATTAAGTTTGGAAATTTTAATGATATAAAAAATATAATTAAATCTAAGATCTTTTATCCAACATTCATTACTGGTCTCTCAGGTAATGGTAAAACAATGGGAGTTGAGCAAGCATGTTCTCAACTCAATAGAGAACTTATCCGTGTAAACATTACTATAGAAACAGATGAAGATGATCTCATTGGCGGCTTCCGTCTTGTTGACGGTGCCACAGTCTGGCACGACGGACCAGTTATTCAAGCTCTCAACAGAGGAGCTGTCTTGCTCCTTGACGAAATCGACCTTGCCTCAAACAAAATCCTCTGCCTCCAGCCGATCCTTGAGGGTAAGGGAGTTTTCCTTAAAAAAATCGGAAGATTCGTCCAACCAGCGAAGGGTTTCAACGTCATCGCAACCGCAAACACTAAAGGTAAAGGTTCAGATGATGGACGATTTATTGGAACTAACG